CACACCCTTGGCTTTCATTGCTGTTAGCTGACCAATAAAATCAGTTACTGCACCTTCGTATTTTTTAATAGTTGAGTTGGCTGCGTTAACTGCACCTGTATCCATCTTGACCCTGGGCACAGGCATCTCACCTGTCACAAACCATATAGGACCGTCTGAAGGCAACCCACCAAGCCCACTGAGAGGTTGATCACCTTCGCCAATGCCGGGAATAAATGTGTGTACTGCAATACCAGCAACACTAGAACCAATGTGCTTGCCTGCGCCACTGTTGGCCTTGACCTTGTAGGTTACTGTGTTGGGTTTAAATGTGTAAAATCCGTTGTCTGGTGACAGCTTGCCTGCATACAACAGATCGCCCATGTAGAAGCCACGGAAGTTCTTAGGAATAATTTTTTCTAATGCACCCCAGATCACATTAACTTTGCCATATAGGTCAGCACGGTCAGCACCACGATTGGCGTCATACTGTTGGAATGCTTGCGGACTGGTCACACGACCTTCGCCTGACTTCTTGTCAAACATGTGCTTGTCCACGACCATGAGCTGACCATCAACGTTACGTCCAAATACCAGTGCCGGAAATCCGTCCCACTTGATCGTGGTAAGTTCTTTGCCTTTGGCCATTTGGCCCAGTGCTGCCACTGCACGTTGTGCGCCAGGAATGCCTTCGCTAAACACCAGGTCTTCGGGGTGTACAATGTGTGCGCCTTCAACTATGCGCTTGCGGCTTTCAGTAATGATATCTCTGATCTTCATGCAAATAACCCTTTAACCATATTTAACCCGGTGAGAATCTTTTCTCTATCATTTTCTGCACGAGCAATAGCATCAGGTGTTTGCGCTTTGTCACGCTTTTTGCCTGCAACATCAATCATGGCTTTTTCTTGATAACGATTCCAGAATGCTTGTACAAAGTCTTGTGCAGATGAAAACTTGCTGAGTGCGCCTTTGCCAAACATGCTGTTGGCTTCGCAACTTTGTGCAAAGCCTTTCATGCCTGCTACCAACTTGGCAATCTTAACATCATTGATATCATTGCCACTAAACTGTTTTAGTTCTGGAGAGATCCTAGGCCGGTTGATGCCCTGCTGTTTAGCAAGGTATACAAATGTGTCTAGTATGAATGTAGCTGGGTTGGTTGTGACTGTTACCACTTCTGTGTCTTTTTGTTTGCTGAACGGCACATGCTGTCCATCCTGTATCTTGAGCTGTACTCCTGCATGCTGTACGCTTAGGTCCATTAGCTCGCCAAACACACTGTACATGTTGCCGGTTAGTAGGCCTTTGACTCCGCGCTCGGGAGTAACACGAGTAGCACCCCATTGCTCTAGTCGTTCTGGGTGCCACATAAAATCTACCTGCACATAGGAATCTTTGCCAATTTGGAATATAGGATGACCGGGCTTGCTTTCGCTGGTGTCCACATAGGGTGCATGACCCGCTTTAACAAAGTCATCTGCCAACTTGTTCCAGTAGCCTGTGAACTGTCCATAGGTTACGCCTTCTACTTCTGGTGCGATCATCTGCAGATCAATGTCACCGTATACTTTGTCTGGATCTTGTTCTGTGTCTACTTCATGGTATGCACTGGATCCTGTAGGACGTCCACGGCGCACAGGGCCTGCATTTTGTGTTTTTAAAAATTTGTTGAAGTCTTGTACAAATTGATCAACTACGTTTAGTGCAACGCCAACCACTGCAGGTTTTAATACAGTGCCTTGCGTAAGTGTTGTGTCCCATCCACCTTCACGAATGATGTCGCGAATTTTCATGCTTTGCTCTCGCGATTCTTTTCCCACAGTGGGCCGCCTGTTACCCAGGCCGAACATGATCGTTCTCCGGCGCATTTAAAATGCAAGAAGTTACAGTATCCTAGATCAGCAATGTTGATTGTGCCCTCTGCATCAATGCCCTTGTTGTCACCTTTGATTCCTGCTTCAATGCATTTACGCATTTTGTCACTGACATCAAATGCCGCACAATTTCCGCACTTCATGGTCTTGGCTGTTTTTTCATCAATGTCCCAACGCTTGGCTGAGTCTTTCCAGTAGTTACCTGGCTGTTCAGGATTAGCAGGACCGTAGTGATGTTTGTCTATAGCAGTCTGACGATTTTTTAGATTGGTGTCAATATTGTGTGTGGCAACAGGACATCCTTGTTCTATTGCCTCCATTATGTTTATGTAGTTTCGTAAAAGCATGTTATCTCACCAGTAGAGATTGCATCTGGCGGAACCAGCTTGGAGATCCTTCTTCAAGTTTCTTGGGCAACACGATCAGACCCTTGGCTTCATCATCACGTGCTTGTGCTAACTTGGCATCTTTCATGGGATCGTTTTCTAGTGCTCGCATGATACTTTTAACACTGTTGAGATCATCACCGGTGGCACGTGGATTCAGCAGAGCTTTTGCTACACTGTCTCTGTCACGGGCAACAACGGTATTGTCATCGCGGCGTAGCAGTTTGGCGCCAAAAGCATCAAACTTGTAGCCTAGTGCTTTACCCACGCTGTTCATGAGAATAAAAATTGGCTGACCTTTAAAGTCTGGGTCACCGTAGCTGCCACGTGGGCCATGCTGATGATATGGTGCTACCAAGGCAGCATCATTTATAACCATTACATCCACTTGTGCAACTGCTTTGCCATATGGAATGCCAATGCTTACATTATTGCCATTGGTCTTGGCTTCAATGCCTTTGCCACGGAAATAGGCTTCCAGTGCTTTCTTTGCTGCCAGCACAGGATTCTTTTCATTCTGAGTCTGGAACAGTGCCACAACATCTTCTGCTTCAACCATGACATCAATGTCGCCTGACTCAACCTTGTAGCCTGCTGAGCCAATGTCTGTTTGTATGCGCTTGAGTAGGTCTGCAGGAATGGCTTTTTTTGCTGCCGCAACAACGGCTGCTACATCGTTTTTAGCAACAGGTATTGATGTAGGAATGGCGTTGCCGCCTTCACGTAACTGCATGTGTTATCCTATATTGTTTACAAAATGTTCAAAGTCTTTTTGCATCTTGTCTACTGCACTTTCGCGAACCTGTCTACTGCGACGACCTTCACTCATACCGCTTCGTGCTCTTCGCACAATCTCTGGTGCAGGATTTGCTCTGACCGGTGCATCTGCTGCGGCAGCGCCTTGTGGCCCAAGTCTTGATGCGGCATCTGCGGCAGCGATTCGTTGTTGTAGTTTTTCTTGTTCTGCAGGAGTTGGGCCACCTGGGTTTGGTGCTGCTTTGATACTGACCGGCTTGGCTGATTTTGCTTTTGCTTTAGTCTTTGGCGCAGTAGTAGCAGTCGCTGGTGCTGCCGCAGTGTCAGGGAAATGCTGGTTCAGTCTATCACGAATATACTTGACATAAGCAGGTTGTGTTACATTGCTCATGTTTAATAGATCACGAATCAGTGAATCAGCATCAGCTTGGAAATCTTTAACTGCGGCTTTTTCCTGTTGAGGAGTTGGACCACCACCTTGTGCATTTCTTTGTGCCAGGCGTTCAGCTTGACGTTGTGCTTTGTATTCTTTCTTGCTGCCACTACGTGCCGGAGTTGTTTCGACACCAGCCATTGAATCCGTAGCAGTTGATGCACCACCTGCAGAAGTAGTGCTAGAGGCAGCAGCACCTGCACCACCAGTGGCGGCGTCTGTATTGGTTGCACCCGATACGGCAGCAGTTCCGGCTTCTGCACCTGCTTCTGCACCACCAGCTGCTTGCATTCCTGCAGGTGCTGGAAATCCAAGCTGTTGATACAATGCTGTCACAATGTCTTGTGGCACTTTCTCATTGTTCACTAACCATTGTGCGATTGCATCGCTGTCGTTACTGATACCAGCATCTGTTAAACGGCGCTTGGCACGATTGGCTTCAAATTTGGTTGTGGCACTTTTCCACTTGCCACTTAACCAGTTGCCGGCACGTTTTAAGCCGCCTTCAACTTTGTCTACAAATTTATTACCAACACCACCTTTGTACTTGGTGTCAAATTTACCTTCCGGATCAGCGGCCAAGTAAGGCATTGTATTTCCAGCTGGTGCTGTTCCGGTGGCCAAACCGCCTACGTTGCCACCAGGTAATCCACCCAGTGGGCCTGCGGTACTAGATGTGTTGGCTGGATTGCCTGCTTTGGCTTGTGCGGCAGCATTGTTGCCATCTGCAGGACGACTGTAAACTGTGCCACCTGTTTGAGCTCTCTGAAGATCATCTGATGTTCTGTCCATGTTTGTGGTCATAACCGTACCGGGTGCTCGACCATCTGTGGCAACTGGGTTGCCAGCACGAGCTTGAGCACGAGCTTGACGTTTGGCTTCAGCTTCAGGTGTCTGACTTTCAGGACGATCAGTTGCTGCTTCTCTGAGCACATGCTCATGAATCTTTTCAATGTTGTATAGTACAACATTAACACCATCTTCGGTCAACTGTAGGCTTCGGTTACCCTTGTGTCCAAGACTTTCGTTCAGTGCCCAGGTACGCACTGTGGAATACTTGTCTACCATTTCGTTCATTGGCAGTCTGGTTGCAGTGAAGCCAATAGCGGCAAGAACGTTTTCACGCATCATTGCTGCTCTTTGATTGGCCAGTGCGGTTGGAATGTCAGTGAACTTTCCTGATGCTACACCAGCCGCGGTGTCGGATGCTGTGCCAACACCACCCATGTAGGTTGTGGAGTTTAGTGGCGGCAGATTGATCTGTGTGCCAGGTAGCAGAGCATTAGGGTTGGTAATATGAGGATTGGCCTGCATCAATGCTTTTACGCTGGTCTGATTTGCTTGAGCAATTTGACTCAAAGTATCACCTTTAGCAGCCACAACAGATGTAGGAAGATCTGGTGTCACTGGAGGAGTTACATTAGTATCAGTTGGCGCATCATATACCGGATCATGGTAATCTGGACGAACTGGTGCATTTGGAATGTCGGTGGCATTTGCGGCGCTGATTGCTAGATTCTTAGCACCCATGACAGCAGAAGTCTTACCAAACTGTCCAAGTCCTTGTCCTACTGCACTAGAGAATTCTTTGCCTTGTACCAGTGCATCAATACCTTTCATGGCACCAAGTATAGCAGGTACTGCAAGACCACCACTCATCAAGCCGCCGACCACAGCAGCCGCATTCCAAAAGAATGCACTGGTCTGAGGATATTTTTTTGCCAACTGACGATATCTATCAATGTTGCGTAGCACAGTGGAACCACCTGGGCTCTTTTCTAGTTTAGCTGCTGCGGCATTTTTTAAATCTGCCCAGGCATCATCAACGCCTTGTACAGGAGTGGTGTTCTTTAACCACTGGCCTAGACCAGCAATTTTTGCACCTACTGCACCCACTGCGGCTGCACCCTTGCCTAGCAAGGTTTTGTTTTGATTACCCGCAGTCATCTGCTGTTCAATACCAGTGAACAGGTTATGTATCGCATCGGTGCCTAGTTGTTTACCTTCAATCAATAGATTGATTTCACGGGCCAGTTGCTTGGATTCAAGAAATACTGGATCTTTGTTTATACCGCTTGTGAACGCGATTTCTTCTGTTGCAAATTGTGCTGACTTCATTTAATTCTCCGAATTCCTCGAGTAAATTTTACTGGATCTTGGGCTCGGATACTGTTGATCAAACGGCGCTCAAGCTCGGCCGCATCTTCCTCGCTGTAGCTTTCCCTGATGGAATTGATAAGATTAATAGCACCTTGTATAACGTGTCCAGCACGACTCTCAATCAGGTGCTGTTTGTCTTTTCGGGCAAGATGACTGTCTAATTCATCTAGTATACTACGAGTTTTGTTAAGCAAGATTCCATGCTCCAGTTTTAGTATATTTAGCCAGAGTTAGTCTCTAGCGTGATTCTGTACTAGGCGCTTTTTGCTTTGATACCTGCAAGCATGCTCTTTAGTTTACTGCCGTTTACATCCGCTTTAACCGGCGTTATTTCACCTGTGTTTGCGTCAATTGATTCTGCCTCTGCCACTGCTACTGTGGTTTTGGCCTTGATCTGACTCATGATGCTGGTAGTGCTCTGATGATTGCTACCGCTGTCTTCTCCTGAGTCTGTGATACGCATGGTTTCAATATTGTAGTCTAGGTCCACTTTCATGCCCACACCTGTGGAAGAGCGAGATTTCATACACTGGATTTGATAGCGTCCACGCTCACGCATGGCACGGCTTGTAAAGATACCAAACACGTTGTCTGCTGTGTTAATCTTACTAATACCACCCGAAATATGGCTATGGTCAAATTCGATTTCATCCACAGCACCACGATTCAACTGCGAAGCAGTTACCATGAGCATGCCTAGTTCTTTGGCCAGGTTACGCAGTTCTTCACTCACATACTTGTCTTTCACAAACAAATCGTTAGGACTAACCTTTGCAGATACTGGCATCAGCAGGTCCAGGTAGTCAATCATGATAAAGTCTACCTTGCGTCCTGTTTGAATCTGGTACTCTTTTAAGAAACTGCGTATATCATTAATATTGCTCTGCGCAGGAAGTCCTTTGACCTGATATGTACCGGACTTTTTGCCCACCATCTTTACCTTGAGTGTTGTAGTATCAATGTCCTTGCGGATGTCCTTGGTACTCATATTGGCCAACATAGCATCTGTACGCAGGCTGGTAAGTTCCTCACTAAGTTCTAGTGTGACGTACACGCCATTGAGTCCTGTTTGCACCCAGTTCAACGCAATATTCATCATTACCAAGGACTTGCCTGAACCAGACCCGCCTGCAAAAATGTTTAACTCGCCTCTGCTGAATCCACCATACAAGATCTTGTCCAGTTGTGGCCATCCTGTGCTCACTTGCCCACCTGCATTAAAGTACTTGTTGATACGTGCTGAAGGGTCTGCAAAATAGTCTGTGCCCAGGTCCTTGGTTAAACTGATCTGCACAGCATCTTTGATCAACTTCTCTACAGGTTCAAACTCGCCTTTTTCCAGCAGGTCTGCGGATTTAAGAATAGCACGTTCCAGTTCCTTGCGCTTGGTAAAGTTTTCAAACTCCTCCATGAACCACTCATTGTGCCCTTCGTTCATGTCAGGCATAGGTTTTAGATCCAGTCCTGTTGTGGCCTTGATCTGTTCTAGAGTAGGTAGTGTTTTGTGCTTGTCGCTGTGCTCTTTTAAAAACTTAGCCGCACTGCGTAGGCTGCGATCAAAGTTTTCCTCGTTGTAGATATTCTGCACCCGCACATAGCTTTGTGCATCATGCAACATCATTTCAAGAAACAGTTTCTGGAAGTCTGCGTTATAGTCTTTTGTCATAATCAATTATATAGTTTTTTCCGTAGGAGTTCAATCTTTAATCCGTTCGACTGGCGGCCATCCAGTATGCTCTTTAGCACAAACAGCCTGCCATATCTAGACACTGCTTCTCCTGCGTCTTTGCAGGTTTCACGCCACACAGGAAAACTCACAGTCCAGTCATTTTCCAGTGCCGCATCAATCATCTTTTGTCCTGCTTCATCCCAGTCTGGTAGCACAATAACCTCACGCTTGAGGCTGTTAACAATGTCCACTTGTTCATCGCTGATTTCGTTGCCAAGTATAGCAACACCATCCACTGCCATGGCGTCAAACGGCCCTTCTGTCACGATCACAAAAGCAGATGTGGGTTTTTGCTTGTCCACGTTAAACACATAGTTAGGTTCATGACTGTTAAAGTACTTGGGTTTGATATCTGTGTCCAGTGCCCTGCCAGTATAACCAATGATTTCACCTTTCCAGGTAAACGGAACAATCACACGCCTGTGCATGTTGTGAGCAGTGTCTTCTGTTACATAGAACTCATAACGATCCATTAGTGTTTGATCTCGGTCGTTAATATACACTACCCCATCATTTAAACTACGTGGAATCGTATAGTTCTCATCTGTTAGTGCAAGCAGGGTGCGCCAGTGTGTGAAGCTGGTACAGTCCGGTGGTAGTGGTCTTGGGGCAAATGTTGTTTCTTGTACTTTCTTTTCCACCGCTTCGGGTGGTGCAATCATGTCACGTAATCGCAAGGCTTCTATGTTTAGCCGCTGTATAACGCTATCACTTGCACCTAGCCATTCCAGCAACTGCTTGAATCGAAATCCTAGTAATCGACCTGGACGATAGCTGGTTTTGAAATGACAGTTAAAACAGTGATAGCTAACCACACCATCTGCGCCTGCGGCAATACCTCCTCGTCCCCGGCGATCTGCACTCTCACCGCGATGCACACAACAAGGAGCATTAAAGCTGGTCCATTTGTTGTTTTGTTTGCGTTTAGGCGGAAGTAGAGCTAACACCTCCTGTTGTATTGTCAAGAACATAGTAGCAGTATACAGTAATTTATCAGCAGTTGCAATCAGCATCCAGTTCTAAAACCATCTGATTTATTATCAATAAATAATCTTGATGAGTTCAAAAATAACCAAAATAGAAATAACCGAATACCAAAGAGGATTGCTAGATCACTATCCTTTTATCAGCTACGTTGGCTACGGCGGCAATGAGTATATAGGAATTATACAAAATGTCGATGATGTCCTTACGTCAGTTTACGATTTTGGCGCCCTGCGCACAGAGGAAGAAAAAGCATTGTTCTTGGCATTGGGTGACAGTTGGTGGTGGGAATCAAATCGACTTATTCCTATAAATGTATTCCTGAGGCAAGAATGGTTTCCGTTTCGATATTGCCTTAAAACACTCAACAGCAAAGACGTTGAGATTAAATTTGGGCCTTACGTTAGTCTTAAAGAAATCGCTGCAAAGAAAAGCAAACGTCGATCAATCACCCTGGTACGTAAGTTACCTTAACTGTACTCATAACTTAAACCTTCGCAAACAAGATTCATGTTTACTACCACAAGATGTGCGTATGCTATTCCATGCGCTTTCTTAAAGTAATAGCTGTCGTCTGTTTTTTCCCAGATAGTTTTAGCAACTTCTGCCCAGGGCAGTCCAATCAGGTGACGCTTGGCAGGACGAATGATTGCCAAGAACATGGCCAATCTTGGTATACTGTCCACAGGCTCGGGCATCTTTTTTAGCACGTTCCAGTGATTGTTCACATGGATCAACTGTGCCCACAGGTCCTGATTGTTGTTGAATATGTCCCACAGCGGATCTGTATGCATCAGATGTTCTAGATGCTGTTCATTTTTTACCTTCTCATATAACCCTACATTAAGAAAGTCCAGCTTCATGTAACCACGAGACTCTGCGGTCTTGTAGTCTAGGCTTGCAATGCTCTTGAATGGATCCACTGGAATGTCTGTTACATATATTCCGGTGTTGTGCGATACCAGTTCACTGTCGCGCTGTTGGCTTGCTGGCGTATGTTTGATCAGTTTTAGGATCGCTGTACGATCAGCAAAGTCTATGTCAATGTCTGATTGGAATTTCATAGGCCTGCTTCTCGTAGTATGTGCTTGCACCATTCTGTATCTGCAACATAGTCAGCAAATTTCTTTTGCCATACATCTGGGTCAATGTAGGGCATGATCATTGCAACCTGTTCTTGGTCCAATCGCTCAAGGAAATCCACGCCGCTGCCACAAGAGTAAATGACCCAAGGGCTGACGCGGCCAGTAGTGATGTGATGGCAAACACGATTAACATTAGCATACCTAAAATAATCTGTAAAACCATTTCGCAAATCTGGATGATCATCTGCATAGTCTTGCATCTCCTTTAGAGCCCGTTCTAGTGCATCCTGTACTGCTTCTTTGCGCAGGTACTCTAGCAACCACTCATCATAAAAACTATCTTTGCACCACTGGTCCAGCTTCTTGTTATTTTTTAAGAGCCATGCAGTAAAACTGTTGCTATTGACAACACGAACAGCAACAAGATGTCTGCCGTAACGAACGAAAGCATTATAATAAGGGCTGTTAACAAAATCTTCATAACTTTTCAGCTTGGCGCTGCCTTGTGTGGTCTCATAAAACTGCAGATAGGCCCTAAGACCCATCTGTACACTGGTTTCTTTTTCCTGTTGCCACCTGCGTTTGTTTTCGCACAGATGCGCTGCCAACGTAGATTCTTTGCGGAACTCTTTGTCGCAGTATTTACAACTAAAATTCTTTTTTAATTCGATCGTCTGTCCATCCATGTTCTCTTGCCAACTGTTTAATATCATCTTTAGTGTTGATTCTTCTGAGTACATCAATTTCATCTTCTTTCAAATCGGGGAACAGTGAGCGTAGTACTTTGGATACTTTGGTATCAGATCCTTCTTTCTTTTTAGGAGAGATCCACTGATGACGAAATGTTCCTATGCCTGGACTTACAGTTGTGGCACATAGCCATTGTAGCTTTGGATGCTGGCTAATGTCAAAGAAGTTGGTGTTTAGATTCTCATTACAACTCATCACATAGTAGGCCTGGATATCTCCGTCGGCTTGCACACTTGAGCTCCAACGTACCATAAGATAGGTGCTGAACTTTTTACGTTCTTCATCTGTTAGTTCATCGTAGAACGCACGGTTCTTACGATCCAGCTGGGTCATTTCGTACCCTATGTTTAATTTATCAACTTCACTCATACTGGGTGCCACATTGGGTTGGTGTCGGGGGTGTGATCACGAGATAGTTCATACAGTACTTTAGCATGTTCTAGTGCTTCATGTAAAGAGGGATTGGACTCTGCGGCCTGCTTCATGGCAACTAATTCTGCCACTTCAGCTACTGGATATCCTAGGAAGGTGTTCTCGCTAGGATAGTCTCGGCCAATTTCAAAACGATCTCCTGGGTGTGCGCCTGCTTCGCGAGCATAGGTCACTCCCATGGCTTTTTCGTATATGTAGGTTGCACCTGGTTTGAGTCTGCCCATATTACCATGCCTTTCCGTAGTCAACTACCTCGCTTTGTCTTGAAACATCTTTTATAAAATACGCACATGCGGGCTTGTCTTCGTGCTCAATTGGAATTGCTAACATCTGCCCCGGCTTGAGTTTTGGAAAATACCATTTAACGTCTTGATAGATGTCAATGATTTCTATAGGCATAAACTCAGGGCGGAAACTACTGAGTGGATTAAATGTAAACACACTAAACCCTCTGTCATTGATACTGCTAAGTGGTACCACTTCAAGGTCTCCAAGATCTGGTTCTCCTATCAGCACCTGCCAATCCACTGGCATCTTGATTGTGCTGTTGCCTATGCGCAGTACCAGGGCAGGACTATTAAATGACTCCAGGAATATCAGGGGTATAAAAAAGTAATCGGGGTCTTTGGGATCGCTGTTGTCAAACACACAAAATCGCATGTCATCAACTTCTTCTGGGATGTCATTCATTTCGAATGCAGTATTGTCTAGGGTTAATATTCTCATTGCCACTCAGCCTTTTCTATTGTGAAGGGGTACGAAGCCTCCTTGTAAAATTGTTTACGTTTGGTCAGATGCCGCTTGGCAAACTTGCAGGTGCTGGTTATATCCCAGATTTGTACGAAGTCTTTGTCTTCTGCTTTGCGAACACCGCGTCCAATTGATTGTATAACGCGGACAAAGCTCTTTCCGGGTTCCAAAAGAACCAGATTAAAAATCCTAGGGATATTAATACCCACAGCGGCCACACCGTAAGTCGCCACAATAACCTTCCCGTCACTCGTGGCAACATCGTCATACTCGTCCTGACGATCCGTGGCCTTGGTGGCGCCTGATACAAAAACCGCATCTTGAATTCTCTCTGTAATTGATTTACCTGCAGCCACACGGTCTACAAGTATTAGGGTGTTTCCGCTTTGCCTGATATTCTCTACCAGCTTGCTTATATAGTCCAAACGCCCTTCGGTCTCAAAAAGATATTTAAGTTCGCTTTGGTAGTTGCTGTACTCCACATGATCTATCATTTGTACTATGTTAACATGACACTTACTTAGGTGGCCTGCTTCTTGTAGTGTACTTGCTGTTAATTTCCCAACAACATCTCCTAGCGAACACTTGATGCTCACCCACTCATAATCTTCTTTGGGAATGGTTCCTGTGAGTCCCCAACGCAGTGGCACTTTGGCAAACACACTTGTCAATAATGTCTTGAGTGCATCAGCTTTGGCCATGTGTACTTCATCTACAATAACACATACCACGCCTTCGATAAACTCACCTATTGTGATATCTGCTACGCCGTTCTTGGTATCCTTGAGCAGATTGTTTAGGCTTTGCCATGTGCAGATAGTGTGTGTACGACCATATTCTTTATCGTCACCAAAATACACACCAACATCAAGGCCCATGTTCTTGTAGTCCTTGTGTGTTTGTGTTACCAGGCTCTTGTTAGGCACGATCACAATGCTCCTACCGTACTTGCTCACTGCATCACTCAGTGCGGCTGTGATAACAGTTTTACCTGCACCTGTTGCGATCTCTTGGACGCTTTGCGGGTTTTCAAAGAACCTGTTGATGATATCCGGTTGATAGTCACGCATGACTATGGGTGTGCCTTCTGCTGGATGCCCCTTGGGCCACATCACATGACTGTAACTGTTTTCGTCTACTGGAGTAAACTCAAATGTGGTTTTGTACTCTCGGGTATCGTCTATTTCTATTTCATAGCCTTTGTCTGCTAGATAGACCAGGATCTCGGGTAGCAGATTGATGTATGTGCTACCACCAAGTTGGAAGAAACTAACCTTGCCGTCCCATCGCCCAAGACGAACGCTAGGCTGATACCTAGCGCCTGGAATCTCGTACTTGTATTTCTTTACCAGAGCTGTTCGGTCTGATAATTCAAGTCCTTCAATTTTGACATTGACTTCATCACGTATAATTAATTTTGCAAACATGATAGCATATTAACACATTCCTTAAGGTAAATGCAAGAGATCATTGCTTTAATTTCATTGTACCATAGAATATTTTTTCTGATCGAGCCACCATGATCTGCTTGTCTGATCCGATCATCATGCCAGCGTGACTCACCAACAATGGAATAGTATCTAAGGTTTTGATAGCTCGATGTGTATAGACCAATTTGCAATCAGTGGGTATTTCCATATGGTGATCTTTTTTATTGCCAAGCACTAACACTTGGTCTTCACTGAAATGGTTCCTCCATTCAGGCAATGTATCTTCTGGCGTGGGATTAAATGCCACAATAGGCCAGCGGTTAAAGTTCTCTGCATAGCGCACGATCCTAGGGATAGAATCTGTTGCATTATTAAGATCGTATTCACGATTAGCAACCAATAGATATACATCAGCACCATAGTGTTTTTCCAGTGCATGCCTTATGTCTTGGTCAAGAGTATAGCCCAGCACTGATGAATAGTCTGCTAGAGTTTCTAGATTGTCTAGACCAAAGCCACCCAACGATGACTCAATATATTCAATCAAAGAAGCTGATGCATTTTCAATCTCAAGCCTGTTGTCTTTTATAGTTAACTGTATTTTATATTCTTGTTTTTCACAGTCAACAATCTCCTGCATATGGCCAAGCAGTTGATCGGATATTTGAAAAGTAAATGCCTTACCAAATTCACATGCCCAATTGATGTTGTATTCTGTTAGCCCTAGATTCCACACTCGACTATCTCGATCAAATTTAATTGACCCATGACTCTCTTTGCTGATGTTTCTAATCTGCTCAATCATTGGAACGTCATATGGAAACTTCAGCTGTATCATTCCATCGACCACTTCCGCTGTCCTGGCCCTGCTGATGATACGCAACGGCTTACGGTACTGTGGTGTTGCAATAGAGTCAACGCCAATACCTTTGCTGGCTAATTGTCGTTGATACTTGTTTATTAGTTTGACTGCCAGTTCCGCTTGCCTGTCTGTAAGCGATGTTCCATTTAGTGTAGAGTCGGTCACGCTGTCTAGGAAACTGTTATCGTACCTGGCTAGATTAATGATAGGATCAAACGCAGAAAAGAAAATTGCGCTGACCATTTGTCGAGACACAGGATCTCGCTTGCCGGCAATTACCTCAAGATAGTCTTCAACATAAGGATAGGAAATCATAGATTTATTGTAGCATGCACACTTGAGAATGTCAAAAAAAACCCTGCCGTTTTATAGGCAGGGTTCAAAGTAGACCATGGAAAGGAGCTAACAAACCACAGTCATTAAACGGGTCATTGCCCGCCTAATTCTTTTATGCATTCTTCATGCAAGTAGTCTTGGCCATCTTCTCCCAGCTGTTGGGGAAGCTCTTGTACAACTGAGCAATCTTGATTGCCATACGCAAGCTCATCTCGCGCAGTTTCATCTTGTTCTCGTTCATGAACTCGATGATCAAGTCTTGTCCAATATCAGTGATATCCATACCTTCAAACAAGTCGCCTGTCTTGGCGATCTGCTTGATACGCAACACTTTGTCACGCATGGTGTCCAAGGTCAAGTCCAGATAGTGACAACGCGATTGCAAAGCATCCAAGTGGTCACGCAACTTCTGTGACTTCATTGTGTCAAACTTCAAGTTGGTAATGAAGATAACAGAGCCTTTGAACTCAAAACTGTCTGGAATGCCTTCACGGCGCAGAGCACTTGACTCTGACAACCAGGAAATCTTACGCTTCTTGCCTGAGTCCAGGGCACCTTTGAGCAAGTTCAAGCTCACGTCGTCAAGCAGGATGCTGTCGCAGTCGTCAAACACAACCACGCAATTCTCATCTGAGTATTTGTACAGAGTCTGGTACAAGCCGATTGGCGTAGCAGAGCCTTTGACAACTTCTGCGCGAAGCTTGCGGCCTGCAACGTGATCAAACAGTGTGGCCTTTTCAATCTCAAGCTCAACACCGTAGCTCTTGCCTACGCCAGGAGGGCCGCTAACGATCATTGCACGGATGTCACCACTCACAGCGGCTTTGGTCATCTCTGTCAGCATCTCAAAACGCTCGGCAATTTCTTCCATGCGCTCTTCGTCAGTCTGTGAAGCATTCACAGCGGCTTGCACATCAGAGTCCAGTGCTGTTACAACACCGTCGAAGTCGCCTTCGCTAACAAATTCATAGGCAGTCATGCCGTCTACTTTGACACGGATGTCTTCTGGAAAGCCAGGAAATTTACCACCGTTCTTAACAGTCACATAGCCACCTTTGGCAGTTTGTTTGTATTGCTCAACTAATTGAAACACTTGACCGCTAACGTCTGTTGTACGATAAGCGCCGGCTTTAACACGGATGAAAGATTGTGACATTTAAAGGCTCCTTTTTTATGTCGATTTAACTAACTAACAAAACATAGTATAGCAAAAATGGGCATTTGGGTCAACCGTTTTTTTATTATTTTTGCAATGTTGCTTTTTTGCAACACGGGTTGATTTGCCTACTTTTGCAACATCATGTCATTATTATAGCAAATGGGTCCATTTTGGTCAAGCATTTTTCGCAAATTTCTGCCCAAAAAGTGTTGTTTTTTTGCTACTTTTTGCTTAATCTGCCCGTGATCCCATGTAAGCATCCAGTCCATACTTACGTAGTACTTCTGCATAGGCTTCTGCACCTGCTTCTTTGATGTCCATGCTTTGCGTGAAGCTACCACCAGGATTCCACAAGCTCAACCCGCCGCCGTATGCAGGCTTGAATCCCACGCTTTTAAGAGCCCGTCCTAATTTAGTACTACCTTTTTCACGCACCACAACCCAGGCAAAACCACAGTAGCCAGGCTCACCGTGGCGGGCACGAAAGTCAGCTTCTGCTTGTTGTGCGGCAGCGGTAGCAGTATTGTGAACGGATTCAATATTGTCTAGTGCAAGCATTTGGGGCTCCTTTTGTTTAACTTAGCCTCTAGTATAGCAAAATGGGCCATTTAGGTCAACCGTTTGGATTGTTGTAAAAAACCCACACCAATATAAATACTTTACTATGGCACACCTTACAAATCCTATTATCCCCGAAGTCAGGCAAGAAATATCTAGCCTGGATGTGACTCAAATTGATCCTTCAGCATTTGCAAATTTTAACAAGATGCAGTTGTTGTGTTTTACTTCCGATCAACTTGGTGCTATGAATGAAGCACAAAAACTTGCATACGATACTGCAAACAACGAAAAACCAGATTTAATCATGCACTTTATGGGTGTGTAATTAATCCTTGTGATCTTTAGTCAGCTCACAAAGCAATAAGAACTGTTCGTAGGCCTGCTTCACGCTCTCGTGCTTCATGAGTTTCTCTGCTTCGTCGGCCATTGCTTTAACAGCCATTTCGGCCGCTTCTCTAGCACTACCTCTAGTCAACATAGCTTCGTTACCTAGCTCTTTCTTCAGCTTCATCCATGCCTTTTGAGCGGCAGGAGTGATTGGTGTAGTCTGCGGACGCAGTTCATTGGCCTTCATCAAGACTTCACTGATCTTTTCCTCAGCCACACGGCCAGCGGCAATCATTGGAGCATAGGCAGGATCCACATTAAACCTACGCATACTGCCGCCAGGATAACTCTGAACCAAATGAGTTCCTTTGGGGAAGCTGTCGCAGAACTCGCTGGAGTATGTGCTGTGGGGGACATAGCGTCGACCTTTCTTGATGTAGAAAACAAGTTCTTCTTTCACTGTGGTAACCTATATTTTTTTAGATAGTCTTTTGCTACACTCAGATCTTCTGTGTCATATCTAGGACGCTCAGGTTCTTCCAGTGTGATGCCTAGTCCAAATTTGGCACTGTAGAGATCTACTAGGCAGTCAATCAAGAGTCCTAGCGTTTCTTCATCAAGAGTTTCAACTCCTGCAATATTGATTTTATAATTTTTGCTCATGATTAATATGGGATTGCAGGAATTGGAAGATCGTCATAATATAGCTCGCCTACATCTTTTGCATACGCAAGAATGGTTTCTGGTGTAACATCTTCGTAGGTTACGCCTTCCCATGCGTCATCTGGCTTGACAGATCTTGTCTTGCATTCTGCAACATAGGCTTCGTGAAACTCTGGATCATACCATCTAAATGCTTGATCCTGCCCGGGTACGCAAATCATGACATCGTAGACTCTATAGTTCTTGCAGTCAAAGATTATGCTTAGATATTCTGATCCTACTACATCATTAAGATCAATGTAGCGAGCATTGGGTCCATAGCAGTGCCAAAGGTATTCTGAACCACTGGAAATTCTATGGCCGCCTGCTGTTAGTATCTGTTCAAGTGTTATCATTTTTAGTTGCCTCTTCCCACTCACGTAGTGTGTGAACGATTTCAAATATTTCGTCAACGATTTCCGGAATCGCCTCCTCGGCTTCTGCCGCAGTTAACTGGCCATACTCAACCATTTGGTCACCATCTTCAGTTGTGTATACGCCGCAGAAAGCCATACCTGGTTCCCAGTAGTAGAGTTTAACATCAAACCCTGCATCCTCCAGATATTCCATTGCAGTGATAGGTGGTGCCCAGGCACTGTTAAAGTAGAACACCACTTCTGTGTCACCTGTCTCATAGCCTTCCACTTCAAATTCTTCGTCACCAACGTCCCATTTGGTTCCCCAATGATGGATACTCCATTCATACCAGCTTTCAAATCCGTATTTTTCTTTGTTGGCATCTTTTTGATCTTGCTCAAGGAATCCAGGTTTTTCGGGTTTAAAATCACGTAGTTCAGCTGGACAAGGACAAAACTCATTGAGCAGTTGCACTCTAGCAAATGCATCAATTGCTCTGCGTATTTGTGCAGTGTTGCGATGTTGCAACACCAGCTGATTAGAGCACCAATTTGGCATAGTCCACTCCTTGTGATTGATTAAAATGGCGTATCAGGCTACGCTCGGTATTTTCCCAGAAGTCTCTGGCCCAGCGTGATGTGCCACGCAGACGTGCTTCTCTAACCAGAGCCAGTCGCCTTTGCAGTTGTTTGTATTCGGTAATGAATGGATTCATGCTAAACCTCCATAGAGTTATCTAGCTGTTAGTTTAGCATGAACTAAGATTTAAGGTCAACCAACGATTATTTCGAGTGTGCGCTGTTTGTTTTCGAAATTTTCTTGTCCAAGCCATTGGATCAACTGTGCGTAATCTTTTCCGGATTTGATTTCATCTGCACACTGTTCCAGTAGATCCATTCTTCCAGTCTTGGCCAATGCTTCTACTGTATGATGTGCTCGGTGCAGTTCATCAAACATTCCCGGTGGACGATTGGTCACAAAATAATCCACTGTGCTCTTGGGCATGAAATTGATAATGTTCCAGAATCCATGGAAACTCATGCTATCCGAATATGGACCAAGTTCATAGCTGAACTGTGATGCCACATTCATTGGTGCAAACTTGATGCCAAACTTTTGTTCCAGCAGTTGTCTATGCACCACACCAATGTATGCATCCTCGTGCTTGAGACCAAATCTGCTATCGGTGGTCATTTGTATAGTTGGGTAGCGTAGAGCCTGTAGCAGTTTCATGCTACGCAAACTGAATCCACCGCAGCCTACATTTTGGCCAGGAGGTTCCCAGGGCCAGATTGCACCAATGTAATCATAGTTTAGATAATCATCGGTCCATTTGGTCTCATCAAATACCATTGCGTCCCATTGTGCAAAGATCACGAACTCTGTTTCAATAAACGGCCACATGCTCTTGAGCATGATATCACAATAGTCTCTGATGCTAGGAATTGGTACTGTGGGAATATTCTTTGCACCACGTAGCAAAGGCTTGTCACTGAATGTCACAACATTCTTGAAAGGAATACGCTTGACTGTTTCCTCTAGTGCTCGGCTGGCCAGTGCATGATAGTGTGTTTCTATTGTTACTAGAGTAACGTCATTGATTGTGCTCATTGTATTTCAACCTTTGGAAAGTATTTAAGGAACTTGTCGTTTTTGTTAGTGCGCTTGTTCAGTATCTTTTGACGGATCTCTCGAAAGAAATTCCAGGCCAGTGGTACAAACAAGATCTTGTCTGTGGGTGAGTAGCTGTCTAAATGATCGATACTGACCACAGGAATGTGCATGCCAGGACTATACGTTCCTTGTTTTAACGGATTGTCATCAACAATAAAATCTAGCTTGATCTTGCTGAAGTTCAACAGAGTGTTGCCTTTAGCAGCCGCTCCGTATCCACCAATAACATAACCTTTATTGCGATACAGTTCTACAAATACCTTGAGTTCATCAACCAAGCGAAGCGTATTAGCGGCCCAGGCAGCATAGGTTTCATCTGCATACAATCCCACAGCCTGTTCCATTGCCATGAGATTTTCAACACGAAAGCGTGAATGGCTCTTGGCCAGTACAAAAATATAACTGGTACCATGTATGGGAGTTTTAATCACATCAATCAGGTGCAGTCCTGCACGGCGTGCCAATGCTGCCATACTGCGAATATTAAAGAAGCTGATGTGCTCATGATAGATGGTATCAAACTCATCATTTACGATCATGTCTGCCTGACTGGTGCTGATAAACATTAGTCCTCGGTCCTTAAGGCTACCCTTTACCAACTTCAAATAGCTTAGTGGATCTGGTATGTGTGCAAATGCGTTTTGACTAGAGATAATATCAAACTTTGTGTCTAGTTTCTTTTGTGCATCTTCATTCCAGAAGTCACAGACCACATTGTGGCCTTTGCTACTGCTAACTTCCAACAAGTTCTCTGCAGGGTCCACTCCATAGGTCTTGAATGCTACTGTTTTACGGAATGCGTCCAATTGGCTACCATCGTTGCAACCAATGTCTAGTACTTTAAATGGACCTGCTATGCCATAGTTATGAACATGCAGGGTTTCTAGCACAAAGTTTGCATACCAATCCATATACTCTAGATAGGTCTTGCTGGTGCCACTTACATACAAGTAATCTTTGTAGATGATTGCTGGATCAACTGCGTGTGTTAGTTGCAGATGATGGCAGTGTGAGCACATGTTGACTTTGAGTGGCCACTCCGGTTCGTATGCATCTAGATCTTTTACAAAAGAATTTGCAAGAGGTTGATGGTTAAGATCTAGCATTGGCACTAGATCGCTACTGCCGCATGCCAAGCATTCTGTTAAATGTTCTGCGCCTGTGATGTCTGTCATTTTCTATATACCTGTGCGGCTTGATCCATGTTTGCACGTTTGCGTATTGTTTCCAATACTTCAGGATCGTTTGCTTGGTCGCCGTATGGAGCAAACAATGCCTTTTTTCTATCTGTTGCTGTTGCCGGAGGGGTAGTCAAATAGTATGCTGCCATGCTACGACGAACAACACCTTCAGGACATGTTAATTCTTCTGGAAGTCCATGCCATGAATTCTGTGTGGTGTCAAATATTATAGCACGATTAAATTTATTTTCAACCAGTTTGACACATTCTTTAGGTTGATTAGTTTCTGCGTTATGGCTCCATAGTTCCAGGCCACCTCCCCATGCACTATCCCATTCAGGTGTCATGTACACAATGATATTGAGCTTGCGCTGTTTACCCAGTTTAGGATGGATGTCGTAGTCAAGATGAATATTGTTTTTGCCGCCTTTGCTATGAGCATGCCATCCTCCACCGTGCAATCCCATGTCCCCATGCAGGTCCATGATTCCTGTTGCAACACGCATGACATTGAGAAATGAATTTCCCATTAGGTAATCAAATGCCGCATAGGTTGTTTTGGGAAAACGATCCCATTGGTTGCAGGTCTTTTTGTCTTCTAGCACATTGTGATAGAATGTCCATTGATCGCTATCGTATGCAGGAAACTCTGTGACCAGTTGCTCTGCTACTTCTGGCAACCAAAAATTATCAATTACCACATGATCAAATGGTTCTGCAGAAACAAACTGTTCTCGTAGGGTATTATAATCCCGGCTGGTGATCATGCTGTACCTTTATCAAGTATCGATTTTAACTCCTGTGTAATTTGGTTAAAATCAAAACTGCGATTGCACAACCACTGTTGGTCTGCTGGTTGTTCGCACACTAGATTGCTCACCGGAGGAGTTTGTCTAGCATAGCATCCTACACAGGCAACTTTGCTTTGTACAACATGCACATCTTTGCCAAACTCACCATCTCTCCAGGGTAGGATTTGTTCTGGTGCAAGATGACTTAGTAGTGCAACAATAGGAGTACTTGTAGTACAAGCAATGTGGTAAGGTCCGCTGTCGCCACCAATGAAAAACTCTGCTCCATCAATCAGATGTCGTATTTCACCCAGGCTCAATTGCTCTACCATATCAACATAGCGTATTCCTTGTCCATGCGGCATACGACTATCATACTGAGCACCTACGCTGATCATGGTAACATCTGGGTAGCTTGCCTCAATCCAGGCCATGATCATGGTCCAGGTTGTTGGATCAATGTTTTTATTTTCCCAGGCCCATTTTCGCATATGGAATACAACATACCTAGGATTGATATCTTTTTTCAGTTCTTCAACTGCATCACGTTCTTCGTCGGTGGTGACTAAAGTTAATGTACGATCGATTGTATCAATGTCCTGTCCAAACGCACGATATAGATATGCATCAACATAATGACTGGTAATATTGAGTTCGTATGCATCATTGAGATTTAGGTAGTAATCCCAACGATCTTCACGACTCATGTCAGTAGGTAAAATTGCTTTGTCAATGTCAGGATTATTTTCTAATACAATAATTTCTTCGGTAACAACCTGGATGTAGGCATCGCTACCGTAGCGTTTGCGAAGCTCGCGCAACACTGGTGTGATCATGATCACATCGCCAACTGCCTTGCGTCGATCAACTAGGATACGACAAGGTTGATTAATCTTGAGTGGTGCTGGTTTCAATTGCATAAAGGTCTCTTGGGTAGGTGTTTTCAAAATGCCATCCTGGTTGTGTTTTTCCCGGGCTCGAGTGTAGCTCTGCCCATACTGGACTTTGACTACCAATCCAGGCTTCGTGTTCGTAACGGAAGTTACCGTTATCTAGCACCGCATCAATATACTTGCTTTGTGTACCCCATGCTAGATTATCTGGATGTACCAATGGTTCTAGTTTACGAACATAACTGGCACGAGCCCACCAGAAGTTTCCTGAATAGTGTGCCCAGGGACCTTCAACATAGTTTGCACCCACGGTGTCCATGCCCTCGTCTAGTTTGGCAATATTGTCTTCCCAGCGATCAATACACCAGTATTCCATATAATGGCGCCAGTCTTGCACACGCTGATCTCCTAGTCTGCTCAGCCCTTTAAGATGGAAGTAGCAGATATAAAACTCTTCTGTAGAGGTATCAACCACATGTTTCATATAGTCTAGTGTGGGAAATTCCCACAGACCTGTGTTATCACTAACATGTACAAATTTTACATTTTCAAATTCTGCCATTACTTCTTTTGCGGTAGCAAAATTATTCACATTGCCATTTGTGCATAGAATAACTTCTTCGGCAGCATCCAGTAGTCCAGTTTCGCTGGCCAGTGTTAGCTGTTCACTCATTAGATCAAATGCACCCGGAAGGTCATTTAGATGTACAAATACTTTGATTTTCATTTTAGTCCTTTATAAACACTTTCTGCTGTAGCCACCTGGCTACGTTTTTCAATTAGTTCTAGTATAGCAGGATCTGTTGCTTGATCTTTATACGGAACAAACAACGCCTTGCCACGGGTATTAGCGCCAGCGGTCGGTTCTGTTACATAGTATACTGCTAGGCTCTGTCTTGTGATACCTTCGGGGCAATCAAGATCTGCTGGTAGTCCGTGCCATGAGTTCTGTGTAGTGTCAAATAGCACAGCACGATTAAATCGATTCTCAATCAATGCCACACGTTCTTTTGCACGTCCGGTGGCGTCATCATGGCTCCACAGCTCCAGACCACCACCCCAGTATGGATTCCAGTCCGGAGTTAGATAAACGATCAAATTGTAGTGACGTTCTAATTGTAGCTTAGGATGTATGCTGTAGTCAAGATGTACGTTTAGTTTTCCGTTGGTGGTGTGGGCATGCCACCCTCCTCCGTGGAGTCCAACATCTGCTTGTACTCCTGTATTGCCTGTGATTGCTTCAACCGCGTGTTCAAATGCTGTTCCGCAGAGGTAGTGTAGAGCCGCGTAAGTATATCTTGGGAACTTGTCCCAGTGGTTACAGGCTTTTTTGTTTTCGATTGGGTTTTTGTAGTGGGCATTCCAAACTCCTTCTGCTTCGTATGCAGGAAATTCTGCTACCAGTTGTTTGGCTATTTCGTCAGTGAAAAAATTATCGATCACAACATGATTAAAAGGCTCCGCTGATGTGTATGCATCACGGAATCCTCTCCAGAATTGATCGTTGACTATTTTCATATTAGTTTGTGATGGCCGCACCGTTAGGAGCAATGGTACCATGCACTCCAACTTTTTCAACTTCTAGCACAAGTTCCTTGGGCAGTGAATAGAACAAGCAGTGTTCAATGTCTGCATAGCCACCTGCTTTGAGGCGCTCACGCATGTAGTCGCGAGCATTGTTATAATAGGTGATCATGTCATTGTGCATGCTCACTGGCCAGCTAAGAAGTCGAGCCATGTACTGCTCTGTTAAGCGAGTGACCTGGAACGGAAATTGGCTAGGATGCCTTTTGCCAATCACGATTTTGTCTTTTGCTTCCGCACTAGAATAAAAATCTAGATCAAACTGTTCATTTAGCATGTAACGACCACTCATCTTGAACACACGATCTACACCTTCAAGCGCACCATTTTCTCTGGCAGTGTGTAGTGCTAGAGGAAACGTGGTAAGCTCAGTCAAGTTCTTTACGATATCCCAGTTGTCGTACCACCCCGGATTGCTGTAGATCCAGTTCACTTCGTGATTGGTTGTGAAATCAAAATAATAGTCACATGCATCCATCAGTTGATCTTCGTACTGGGTTTTAAGCCCGGCGCCGGATACTTCACTGATAGCTATCGCAACGTCTGGCACCTTTAGCCGAATATTGTCAATGGTATCCAGTGTCATCTGCAGTCGTTGTTCTGGCGAGTAAATTCCAAAGCGACTCTCAACTGCGGAGGTTACAATAAACAGTGTTTTCATTTGCGCAACCACCGATCATTGGCCAAGGTCCAATCAACTACTTCTTTCACACGCTCGCTGAGTTTGATCTTTGGAATCCAACCCAGGCTTTCCAACAAGCCGCCATCCAGTGCATAGCGCAGGTCATGTCCTGGGCGTGAGCTGTGGAAGTCAACCATTTCGTACTTGAGTTCTTTGCCTTGTGCTCGTGCAATGATACGTGCAAGCTCAAGGTTGTCAATCTCTTCTGGGCCAACCAAGTTAAACTTAGGACACTTGGCATGACCGTAGTCTCCTGAGTGTTTGTAATCTTTTAGATTCTCTAAGATAAACATCAAGCCATCTGCCACATCCTTTGCGTGGATATAGTGGCGTGACCCTGCTTGTGTGCGGGTAGGATCGCTGTGTACTGTAACAGTCTCGCCGTCACGTACTTTCTGGATCACCATTGGAATGTACTTCTCTGGATGCTGACGTTCGCCAAACACGTTCATGGTGTGTGTGACAACGATTGGCATCTTGTATGTGTTTTCAAATGCCACACACAATTCTTCTGCGGCTGCTTTGGAAGCAGAGTAAGGATTGCCTGAGTTGTAACGATCGTACTCTTTGTAGAGCACTCCAGGAGGTGCTGGGCCAAACACTTCGTCTGTTGAGAAGTTGATAAAACTTTCCAGATTCGGCAGTGTACGTGCCCACTGTAGCAGGTTAACTGTGCCTACCACATTGTCCATGACAAATTCCATTGGATATTCAATTGAACGATCCACGTGCGATCCTGCTGCCAGGTGCAACACATAGTTGATGTCGCCAATCATGCCACTGGTGAGTGGACTGATCTCTGCTTTGAGATCATGGAACACTGGACGAACTCGCTTGCGAGATTCTGGTTCATGATCCTGCATCATGTCTGCAAGACGATTTAGGTTGCCACTAAAATCAAGACGATCTAGTGTAACGATATTCCAGTCAGTTGTTCGTAGAATACGGTCGATAACGTGGTGGGCAATGAATCCGGCGCCCCCGGTGATTAGGACATTTTTTGACAATTTGAGTTCTCCATTGAGTAATTGATAATGTATTTATTCTTGCAGTTTTACCTGGATTTTGTTTTTCCAGCTTGCCAGCGCAGATCCAATGACCTGGTGCATGTCGTAGTACATGTACTCACCAAGCCGTCCACCAATTATGGTGTTGGGTTCTGCGTCAGCAAGCTCGCGATACTGTTCGTAGCGCAGTCGATCCTCAGGTGTGTTAACTGGATAATACACTGTATCGTCTCCAGTTGCAAGCCTGGATCTCTCCACTCCTACTATAGTTCGATCTGCGGGGTAATCTTTTCGTTCGGGGTGGAAATGCCTATGCTCAATAATGCGAGTATGTGGCACTTGCGCATCTCCATAGTTGACCTGTGTGATGCCTTGATAGTCCCCAACTGGGTGCCTCTGGAACTCAAAGTCCAGTGTGCGCCAGTTTAGTCTGCCATAGCAGTAGTTGTAGTAGAGATCAATTGGGCCTGTGTACACAACCAATTGATTGGGCTGTTTTAGATGCTGTACCTTGAACCAGTCTGTGTCCAGGAACAACTGGATGTTTTCATGTGTTAGCATCCGTTCAAATATAGGTGTGTACCCGCCAACCGGAATACCTTCATAGGTGTCGTTGTAGTAGCGATCGTTGTAGTTGGTGCGCACAGGCAGACGTCTTGCATAACTGGCAGGTAACTCCAGCGGATCCGTTTCCCACTGCTTGAGAGTATATCCACGTATGAATGCATGATACAGTTCGGGTCCAATCAAGGCCATTGCCTGTTCCTGGAAGTTTGCGGGCTCTGTTTGTTTATAACACGCAGTCATTGCGTCCATGAACTCTGCTGCCTGGGCAGGATTATAGTTGCTGTTGTAGAAACTGTTTATGGTATCAAGATTGATTGGCATGCTGTACTGCTTGTTACCAACCTGTATGCGGCACTTGTGTCGATAGCTGTTGAACTCTGTGAACTGATTTATATAGTCCCACACACGCTGATTGCTGGTATGGAATATGTGAGGTCCGTATTCATGAACGTTGATGCCGGTTTCTGGATCATCTTTGGTATAGCAGTTACCGGCGATGTGGCTGCGCTTTTCGACCACTGCTACCCGATAGCCGGCTCGACTGGCCTGCTCGGCTACCACACTACCAAACAATCCACTTCCGACAATAATGAGGTTGAAGTTTCTAAACATGATCTATTATACTACTAAATATTCCTGAGAGTCTACCTATGTCAATAAGAATTTATCAATCATTCTACAAAGAAGAACAAAAAGAACATCTGAATCCAGAATTTTATCCTTACGATAATACTGCCAATCCAGTGAAAAATCTTTACGAACACTATCTCTATCATCGCATTAGAGAAGTAGCACAGGCTGATGGAGCCGAATACTGGGGTATGTTCAGTTGGCAATGGCGCAAAAAACTAACCCATGCATCTGCTGAGCAGGTCCTAGAAGCAACTGAACAGTGTGTTGACAATGGATGCGATGTTGTGATCTTTAATCCGTACATTGATGACGAGGCTGTTTCATACAACATCTGGGAGCAGGGCGCATGGAGCCACCCTTACATGCTACATCTGGGCCGGGCGGTACTTGAAAAAATGGGCGAAGATCCAAACTTGGTATTTGAACCCATGGACTATGGAGTTTACCTGGCTGCAAACTACATGGTAGGCAATCAGAAGTACTGGGACGGATTATTAGAATTCCTAGATAGATTTGTGGCCAGTCTGGATCAGCTGTCTCCAGAAGACTCAATCATGATGAAATCCAGTGCTGGCTATGAGCCTAATCCAAAACTAGACTATACTGGGTTCATATGCGAAAGACTGATCAGTACCTATCTAGTGAAAGAACGTGCAAGCCAGAACCTCAAGATTGGTGCATTTGTAATAGAATCAGAACTAAGCAAATACAAGCACGAAGCTATACTTAACCAAGACAAAGAAAAACTATTATACTGGGACCAACAAAGACCTGCTAAAGGTTATAAGTTTGCAACCGAATGGATAAACGCAACATTCTAATCACTGGTGGCAATGGTTTCATTGGATCCTATCTAAGAAATCATTTTACCAATAAGTTCAACATCTATGCACCAGGCCACAGTGTGCTGGACCTAACCAACGCACAAAGTGTTGATCGTTTTTTTGAACAGCATTCCATAGATATTGTGATACACTGTGCTCTTGCCGGGCGAGATCGTATCAATGCAGTAGACCCTACACTGGCAACTGCAAATCTAGAGATGTTTAGCAATCTTTGGCGCAACAGACATCATTACAAACAATTGATTAACATGGGCACCGGCAACGAGTTTGATACCAGTACCAATATTGATTGTGCAAGTGAGGATGTGTTATATGATCATCTGCCAATGGCCAGCTACGGATATGCTAAAAATCTAGTGGCCCGTATCTGCGCTTCTACTCCAGGATTTATCAATCTTAGATTGTTTGGAGTATTTCATCACAGTGAGAACAGCAAGAGATTTTTCAAGCGTCTGATGAACGCAACAGATGAATCACCATTTAGGATCTTTCAAGATCACTATTTTGATTTTGTGAACATTGAAGATCTAGCTCGAGTTATCGATGCAGTACTAGATCAACAGATAAACGACCACGACATGAATATTGTGTATGCACAGAAACGCCTGCTAAGTGAACATGCGTATCTGTTCGCAGAAATCCACGATATCCCACAAAGTCGAATCATTGTGGAGCATCGTGGATCAAATAATTTTACAGGCAGTTCTCTAAAGATTGACAACTACCAGTTTCAATTTGTTGGCCTAGAAGCTGGCTTTAAAAAATATCAATCTTGATTTTCTTTAGCTTCTAGATACTGTTTAAGAATTCGCATGGTCTTGCGAGATGTATCGTATACGTATTCCTTGGTATCGTCTTCAGTATTAATTACTAGAATAAAACCGTTGGCTACACGACGGATTTCAATTGATTCAAACATGGTATTACCTCGTTAGTGGTTGAGAATTTATTATACTACAAATCTCAATAGAGGTCAATGAAAATGGTGGAGCGGGGTAAGAGAATCGAACTCTCAGCATTAGCTTGGAAGGCTAAGGTATTACCACTATACGAACCCCGCGTCTGTTTACTTAGCCACTTGTGGTTGCATTGGCTTTTTCTGATCGATTCGTGGTTCAATTCGATCAACTCGATTTTCTTCCATCGCGGCCGCATCCTCTGCGCTGATCTTGGCAGCAATATATGTGAATACCTTGACTGGACGCCAGAATCGATTGAATAGATTGTTGATGATCAGTATCGTGGCAACAATAATAATCAATCCTAGACTGATCAATAGTGCGCTGGATACAAAATTTGCGGCGTCAACTACGCCCATTGTGATTTCAGATGCCATATATTACCTCGAATAAAAATTGTTGATTAAAGTGGGTGTTGCCACCCACTATATAGGTTTACCGCCCTCGGCCTGTGTTGCGCATTACCTTTTGCACTGGTGCAGCTGGTCCTACGGCCTTCATTGCCTGTTGCTTTTGAATCTGTTGATGCGGTGCTTTGGTTTCTTTGAGCTTAGGTGCTTTTGCTTTAGAACGCGGATCTCCCATATTTTTCTCCTTGATAAAAAAGTTATGGAGCGGGATACCAGAATCGAACTGGTCACTGGACCTTGGCAAGGTTCTGTTTTACCAATAAACTAATCCCGCATCGCAAAAGTATTTAATCTCTAATTAACCAGTACGATGAATTAGATGCCAACCAAACTGTGTTTGCACAGGCTCACTGAATTCGCCAACGCCCAATGAAAAGGTTGCATCTTCAAAAGGCTTGACCATTTGCCCGCGACCAAATGCTCCTAGGCTTCCGCCATTTGCCTTACTCGGGCATGAACTATGCTGTTGTGCTAATGATGCAAAATCTGCGCCTTCTGCAATCTTCTGCTTGAGCGTAACTGCTGTGTTTAGATCTGATACCAAAATATGGCTTGCTTGAACTTGCATAAAATTTCCTTTACTAATTTAATTCCTGTATTCTAACATATTTTTTACAACGTGTCAAAATAATATTTTTTCAATATATTTCCCAAGGAATTTTTACCAAACATACTGCGCAATGACAATAGTGTATTGTTTGTTTGGTCATTGATATTCATTCGACTCACAATGCCATTGGGAAAATCCAATGAATAAGTTCCGTTGATAAAACGATTATTGCCACCAATGGCCCAAACATCATAAATCTTTTGGTCAAATTCCTCTGCACTCCACTTAAAGAGTTCTTGGTCATTGCGCAATACATACATCGACTTGCTCTGGTGTACGATTTCGCAGTGCATGTCTCCAAACACTGTGGATGGACAAGGAAGTTGCCAGTCTAGCATGAAATATGGAATATCCAACATATGGGCCAAATGAGCCACACCACCTTCATATCCAATGATGGCCTTGCAGTGTTTGACCATCATTTCGACCTTGTCTTCAAAATTGGTATGCATGCTATCAATCGTGATTACATCATAGCGTCTTGTTTTGATAAATTCAAAAATCTTTGAGTAGTAGTCAACTGGGCGTAGCCTGGTCTGTGGGAAAATATTTTCTTGACCAAGATTTAGTTCTTGGCCATTGGTCCATTCGATGTAATTGTTGTGTTGATCTATATACATCTGATTGGTTGTGTAGCAAACCAATCCAATGTAGCCTTTTTTATCACGAGTGTTTTTGTAGTCGATCTCGAGGTCCTGTCCTCGGATGTTCACAGAGCTAGGATTGTAGTATTTAGAAAATAGCTTAACCGGCCACCCTGTTATGGAGAAGTCACCACTGTGTTCAACCAGTACTAATCTAAACTGCTCGTCAGTTATGTTTAGTACACGTTTGAAATAACTTAATCGGTCGAATGTAGAATGATTGTTGTTGCAGTGTACCTCAATGGTATCAGGCACATCACATAGTAACGAGATAAAACAAAGATAGTCACCCATGCCCACACTGTGGGTAGTGTCTAGATGTATTTGCATTGTTTATGCAGTGCGTTTGATCAGTTCCCAAGCGAAGGATGTGTGTACCGGATCACTAACTTGACCAATTTCTAGAGACAGTGATGTTTCAACAAAAACTATGGATGCATGGAACCCATCTGCACTAACGATTCCTAGTTCCCCACCGTTGGCAGCGTTTGGAGACATGCTGTGTTCTCTAGCTAGATCCGCAAAATCTGCGCCTGCATCTAGCTGGGCTTTGAGTGAGTGAGCTGTGGCTTCATCTAGTACTTGTATATGGCTTACGGTAACTTGTTCTGCTGATAGTACTTGTATGTGACTCACGGTAACTTGTTCTGCTGACATTTAAATATCCTTAGTAGGTGTTCGGCTACCGCACTACTGGCCCCGAACTGAGCAGTTGCTCTGTCCAGCTGTGGTTCGTTCTGGACGGTACAGCCTCCGCCCCACGGTGTCTTCAGGCTCCCTGAAAGAGGGACTATAAGGCCAAGGCCGTGTGTGCCCGGTCATCTATGGTTAGACCTAACCCTCTTTTAATTCACGCAGAAAGAGTAACGCGAGTTTGGTTGCGGGAGACAGAATCGAACTGCCGGTCTGAAGCTTATGAGACTTCCGAGATACCACTTCTCCACCCCGCGATAGTATATTATATATGACAGCAACAGACCTGTCAACAGTTACATTGTGGGTCCGTTGCCGTTTGTGAACCCAACTGTTCCACCTTCTGCTTCAATCCGTGCAATCACTTCTTCAAACAAGATAGGTGCAAAGTCAGTTTGCTCCACGCACACGCAATGATAGCGCACATCGTTTTCGTCACTGTACAAGACTGTACCAGTAACCGCATCAACTCCACGTGCCTTCTTTACGCGATTGGCGTGAGTGTGACCGTGGATGTTAACACCAAAGCGACCCATGCTGTCGCTGTGCAACGGAATATGACTCAAGATCATTCCGTTCATCACATGATACGCTCGCAACTCACGAAAGTATTCACGGTACTCATCGTCCCGGAAAATGTCGTGGTTACCACGTATCAAAACCTTGTCACCGTTCAAGCGAGCCAATGTAGGCAATGCTCTGCGGTTGATCACAACGTCACCCAAATGATACACCTTGTCCTCAGGCTTGACTCGAGCATTCCACTTTGCAATCATGTCCTCGTCCATCTCCTCTGGAGTGGAGTAGGGTCTCAACTTTGTGACACCATCGTTGCGAGTGAACTTACACACACCCATGTGTCCAAAATGTGTATCACTTACCAAAAATACGCTAGGCATGTTATACCCTTTCTTTTTTCATTCGGCCAATGCGGCTGGCTTTGTTCCAGGTGTATTCAACACCATCCGGTGTTTTGCCATCCTGTACACTGTCAACCCCAAATCGACCTACGATTTCTAATCCGTTGCCTGTTATGCTCACAAACTCGTTCAAAGTTTTAGCATGAGCCATGGCTAGGTCCAGTGTTGCAAATTCTTGTTCTTTTATTTTATACATTGAAATCACGAGCTTTTTATTAGCATACCGTAGTATACAATAAAAAGCTCGTTTTGGTCAACCGGAAAAAGTTATACTTTAGTTAACACGTTCTTTAAGTAGTAGCACCTTTGATAACGTTGAAATTTATAACCGGAGTATCCGACACAACACCCCCGGTTGTTTGGAACGCTATTTGAAACGTACCGGTGCCGACGCCTATCACAGCAGTGATATAGGTATTTGTTGAAATTCGCACAGACAAGGATACTGTATCGTTTGCTGCAACTGTGGAATTATTCACAACAAATGATTGCCATGTAGTTGTGCCAGCGGCAGCAAACAGCTGGATTGATCCAGTTGGCCTGTTGATAGTAACTGCGGTGGTTCTGCTTGTGAGCTGAGTAACTGTGCCGCCTGCTCCTGCAGCGTATCCTAGACTGCCCGTGTTTCCGGTTATTAGAACTTGGCCGCCAACATTGATGCTGCCAGCGACGTTCAGGCTGGCGCTAATGCCAACTCCACCAACAACCACTAACGCACCAGTTATGCTATTTGTACTTGCTGTGCCTGATCCCGCTACAATATTACCACCTGCCATGATTGCACCAGCAATGCCTACTCCACCTGCAACCACTAGAGCACCTGTTGTGGTATTTGTACTTGTGGTTGTGGCTGCTGCCACTATGTTGCCACCAACATTTAATCTACCAGCAATGCCCAATCCGCCTGCAACTACCAGAGCACCTGTTGTGGTATTTGTACTTGTGGTTGTGGCCGCTGCCACTACGTTGCCTCCAATGATTGCGGCACCAGTGATACCTGCACCGCCTAGTACTTGTAGGGAACCACTTGTTGTATTTGTTGCTTGAGTGCCACCACCTGCTACCAAATTACCGCTTGCTACCACATTACCGCTTGCTATGAGTGGGCCGATGATTGGACCGGCAATTGTTAAGGACCCGGTGGTATTTGTTGTTGGGAATGTGCCAATTGTTCCACTGTTTGCAACAGTGATCGCATAGCCTGTGCTTCCTTCGGGAATATCAAAATATCTTGCTGTTGAGGTTGGAGGTCCAACAGCTCCTGACTCAGCATACCAAATTTGATACTTAACTGCGCCGGCAGGTAAATTTGACAGAGTTATTGTTACTCCTCTGGTTGTAACTCCATTCAAACTAACACTGGCACCAGGTGAGCTAACGCCTACCACTCCACCATTTAGATCAACTGCCAGGGCCCACACGTACAATGTTGCAATCCCAAAATTTCCACCGCTTATTGCCGAGACTGAAATAGACGGGTTTGTTAGTTGTGTAGTAGAAACTGCAGAACTCACAATACCTTTTGCAGCATAAATGTTACCAGCAACGCCAACTCCACCAAGAGCAACCAGTGAGCCGGTTGAGGTTGATGTCGATGCAGTGGTTGCGGCAGCAACAATATTGCCACCTGCTATCACAGCACCAGCAATACCTGCACCACCTGCAACTACTAAGGCACCTGTTGTGGTGCTTGTGCTCGCAGTGGTTGCGGCAGCAACAACGTTACCTCCTGCTATCACAGCTCCAGCAATACCTGCACCACCTGCTACCACTAAGGCACCTGTTGTGGTGCTTGTGCTCGCAGTGGTTGCGGCAGCAACGATGTTACCAGTTGATACCAGTATACCACCATTGTAAACTGCTCCAGAAACTCCTAGTCCACCAGCAACTACCAGGGCACCTGTTGTGGTGCTGGTACTGGTTGTGCCTGATGCCGCTACAATATTACCAGTAACAGTAAGTCTTGAATCAACAGCGATATTTCCAGCCCGAACCCATGGTGCTGACACAGTGCCAGACGTGTTTGTAGTTGGAGCTGTTCCAACATTGTAAGTTGTTGACGACGATGTGAACGTATAGGTAGTACCTGTAATATCAGCAGCTATTACAGTATTGGTAGCTCCGGTAGCAGAACCGTAGTAGACTAGGTATCTAAACGCACCTGGCACTTCAGTCCATGATAAATTAATGCCGGCGCCGGCGCCAATAGTTACAGAAAGTTCGTTGCTAGGCGACGAGACACCAGGGCTACCTTGGCTGGCCAGGATACCCCCTCCGCTGTTATAACTTGCGTAGTCAAGTGCTACGATTCTAAAGTAATAGGTACCGGCAGCAAGTCCACCGGATGCGAAACTGTTTTGTGCAGTAAGCAAAACAGGAGTTTGCAATGCACTAACAGCAAGTGCGTATGTGTTTATACCAGTGTTAGAAAACAGCATGCCACCTAAGCCTACACCACCTCTAACCACAAGAGCGCCCGAAGTGGGACCAAAAGATGTTGTGGTTGCGTTAGCAACAATATTACCACCTGCTGTGATCACTTTGGCTGCGCCAATACCACCCAGTGTTACAATACTACCTGTTGTGGTAGTTGTGCTTTCGGTGGTCGCGGCAGCAACAACATTGCCGCCTGCTATTACAGCACCGGCAACCCCAACGCCGCCGGCTACTACTAGGGCGCCTGTTGTGGTATTAGTGCTTGCAGTGGTCGAGGCAGCAACAATATTACCTGAAGCAATTATAGTGCTTGCGCCATAAACTGCACCTGCGATGCCTGCTCCACCTGCTACCACCAATGCACCTGTTGTAGTACTGGTACTTGCAGTGGTTGCGGCAGCAACAATATTGCCAGACACGTTCAATCGTTTGGCAATGTTAACTCCGCCTGCTACCAACAATGATCCCACAGTGGATCCTGTGCTTTCTGTTGCACTGCCAACCACTAGATTACCTGTGGTTTTAAACACACCACCGGACACGTCACTGGTGTTTGTGACCAGGTACGCCGCAGTGTTGGCATTGGCATTTGTTGCCAAGTTCTGTATGTAGGCATTGGCCACTGTTAGGTTTGCATTAACAAGACTAATCTGTACGTTGGCGCTGTCAACTCGAGCATTGGCTGCACCAACTGAAACGTTTCCTGCATCAAGTCCTGCTTGTACCAGAACAAATGAAGCGGCAGAAGCAGCATTGGCTGCTGTGATGTTGGCACGTAAACTAACAATGGCAGCATTGGCCACCGTGACGTTTGCGTTAACCAATGAAATAGAAACGTTGGCAGCATCCACACGCAGATTGGCTGCGGTAGCCCTTTCATAGGAATCTACCAGTGCGGCATTTGCTGCTGTGATGTTGGCACGTAGGCCGCCAATTGCCAAATTGGCTGCGGTAACATTGCCTTGCACTCCTGCTACTAGATTAGTAATGGTTGTGCTGAAATTAGCATCAGACCCTAGTGCATTGGCCAATTCGTTTAGTGTGTCCAATGCGCCCGGAGCACTATTGATCAAGCCAGTTACTTGTCCATCCACATAGCTTTTCATGCCTGTGTTGGCAGTGACTATCGCACTGTTGGCCGCTGTGATGTTGGCACGTAGATCCGTGATGTCAATGGTTCTGATTGCTAGATTAGAATATATTTCAGTTACATTCGTGGCTGCATTGGCATTGGCGGCTGTGATGTTAGCACGTAGTGAGTTGATCTCAACATTGGCAGCTGCCACACGATTGGTGTTTGTACTGATCGCAGAGTTGGCTGCTGTGATGTTTGCTCTGAGTGCGCTGATCTCAACATTGGCAGCTGCCACACGATTGGTGTTGGTGCTGATCGCAGAGTTGGCAGCAGACACGTTTGAGTTCACTGCACTGATCAATGATTCTTGGCTGGTTGCATTGCCCAACAGGCTAGACACATTCAGTGCTATTGCCGCTACATTACCGTTTATTAAGTTAATTGCTGTTGCTTGTACCGCAGCGTTTGCAGAGGTTACTCCGCTTAGTGTTGCTGTTACAGAATTTGCGGCAACTATATCTGCTTGCAGTTGATCGATGTTGAGTTCAGCCGAACCAATACGAATATCCTGTGATTGTGCTACACTGTTTGCTCCGTCAAGATTAACGTTTAGTAAAGCGATTGCAAGTGATTGGATGGTGGCATTGGCATTTAGGTTGGCAATTTGTGCGTTGGCCGCCACGATGTTGGCACGTAGTTGTGCCTGGGCGCCCGATGCACCGCCTGGGTCCAGTGAGTTTACGTCAATACGCAACAGTCCAACGTTGGCCTGTAGTGCGGCAATAGAAACATTAGCTGCCGACACGTCTGCTTGTTTGGCACCCGGAATCCCCCCTGCTGTTATTCCATCGTGTACAACAACCACTTTCTTGGTTGTGTCAACAGTTACCTCAGCAACTGCACCTGTGAATGTAGCAGTTTGTGCAGTGGTTCCGCGTCTAAATTGTACTTGTTTTGCCATGTGAAATCATCCAGTTATTGCTGTATTTAGTTGATCTGGATTTTTGGCCAGGGGCGTGGTGCTAGATAAGTACAGTTACTATGACAGACAATAATACACTTACTCCGCTTTATCATTTTACCAGCCCAGTTTATGTGATTGAAAAACCTGAGTTTCTGGAGCCAGTTAGACGAATATCCATGGACTATTTGGCGAAAAGAAAAGAAGATAAAGAACTACCGCCGTTGAATCCGATGTACCCTGCACAAACTGCAGGATTCTTTCATGAGCCTGAACTTAAAGATTTCACTGGATTTATTGCTGAATGTGCTTGGGCTATACTTGAAGAACAAGGACATGATGTAAAAAATCTTGCCACATACTTCCAAGAAATGTGGTGCCAGGAACATCAAAAATGGAATGGGCACGAAGAACACATACACAATCACGGTGCTCAGATCACAGGATTCTATTTTATAGATGCACCTGCAGGCGGATGCCAAGTCATGATTCACGATCCGCGCCCGGGACGCATGCAGGTTATCTTGCCCGAAGCAGACATGAACAAGATTACCATTGCAAGTTCTAAAATATTGTTTAATCCAAAGCCAGGGTCAATGTACTTTATCAATTCCTGGCTACCCCATAGTGTCACTCGCAATCCAATTGATGAGCCTACTAGATTAGTACATTTTAATCTTGGTGTGCGCCCATCAGCAAAATCATCTAAACCACCAGCAGTTATACTATGAACAAGTATCACATAAGATTTAACAAATCAAGAGGTCAAGCGGGACGTGGTACTATGGATCATGTTTGGCGTGTGTTTGAGAATGGCCAAGAATATCTAGCCAAGAATGTTCGAATGAATGTGCCTACTTATAGCGAAGTAACTGGAAACGGTTCAGGTGGGGATGATTGGAATATTGCTTGCGAAGGTTACATGACCGTAGAAGCCGAAACTGCTACGGTCATTATTAATGCCTCTCGAGATTAAACTGCTGTAGCAGTGCCGACCCAATCAGTTGCGTGATCAAAATCACCTGAGTTTAGGTCTTTAGCATACTTTGCAGCCAATGCATCTGCCGCAGATTGATCTGCACACTCTGCAGGACTTGCATACGATTTACGTGTGTTAGTGTCTGCATTGGTTACAGTTCTTTCTTTCTTAGCTGATGTTGCTGTGATGTTAAATTGTGCCATTTTAATTTCCGTGTTATATTAAATTATTTATTAAGTCTGAATCATCCACTTGTCTGTTTCAATCTTTAGCATTGTGACATAAGTGTCTACTGGTACGTTGATACTTGCATCAGCACCAAACTTACTTAGAATCAGTGTAGATGTTACACTGTCAACTGGACTAATCACTGTTGAATTTCCAGAACCTGTGACCAGTGTAACAACTGTGCCAATTGGGAATGCCACGTTGGCGTTGATATCAATTAACACATTACCAGTGCCTGTTTTGTAAACATGCTTGCCTGCGTCAGTTAAAGCCAGTGTGTAATCACCATTGGCGGTTACAGCGTTTTGTGGCATCTGTGCAGCACGGATGACTTCTTTTGTATTTGGATCATAGAACACTGAAGTTAATACAGTACCACCATCTGGACCACACGCAAAACAAGTATCAAACCCACGAATCGGGTTGACATAGAATCCTTGATTGTCAGGATTCAATGAACCGCAGTCAGCATTAATTGCAATACTATATTGTTCTTGATAGCATTCACCTGCGTATGCACCGATCGCTACAGAGTATTGCCCTTGTGAGCATCCGCAGCATCCATAAGCAGCCTTATAACCAATAGCGACGGCGTATTGACCTTGTTGATATCTTCCTGCGTAGTTACCAATGGCAACCGCATTAGTGCTTTGGCATTGTTCGCCGGACTGTTTACCAACTGCAACAGCTCCATTGTCTTGATTGAGACGACCTGCGCTTCGTCCAATGGCTACCGCACTAAACCCTTGACTGCAATTACCTGCTTCACGGCCCATAGCAACAGCGTGATATTCTTGGTTGCATTCGCCTGCCTGATATCCAATTGCCACAGCATATCCATCGCTCCATGGCCCTTGTCCTTGATTATTGCCACCTGCACGATGTCCAATAGCTACACTGTAGAGACTTTGGCAGCACTCACCTGCTTGATCGCCAATGGCTATAGCATACTGTTCCTGGCAGCAATCACCTGCTTGATTTCCAATGGATATAGCATATTGTCCTTGGCAGCACTCACCTGCACTATATCCAATGGCTATAGCATATTGTCCTTGGGAATTGTCACCTGCACAACGTCCGATAGCTATAGCATCGCAGCCAGCTTCGCCTGTGCCCTGAAATGGCAAACAGTTCCAGTTGTCTGTTCCGTTGCCCACTTTAATAAGTCCGCGACACAAATCAAACCCTGGTTCACCCTGACCTAGTGTTGGGTTGGTGTTTTGCCAGTTTGCTGCGGTATCACGTCTAAATTGTATTTTAGTTGCCATTTTTGTATATCTCCAATATTCTTATTTATATTCGTTTTGTATTATTTGCATCATGATAGTGTAGCATTATACCAATCGCTCAATACTGATCATGTTGTTATCAAAGGCATCACCTATCTGCATTGTGACGCGATAGGCTCTACCGTTGGTTATGTCAGTTATAATGTAAGTTGCCATATCACCAGCAATAACAAGGTCCCAGCCAAACAGTGAAGCTGAAGGCGTGGTAGTAATTGATATACTATTTGTCATCGAGCCACCAGTACCAGCAGTGTTAGCATAGGTGCCAGCTACTCTCGCAGTAAACGACCCTGTTGTTGCGGCCAAACTCAATCCACGCTGATCACTGGTTGTTACTGTGGCTTTAAGAGAGTCCATTATGACATTGGCACCAGCATTGACAAATCCACTTACTCTATTGTTAAGTAAAGTGCCTGCAACGGGTGCTCCGTATGTTAAATCAATATAAGCACCGCGATTGGATCCACCGGCTTCGAAGAATCTAAACTTATTAACATATTGATCAACAACAACAGCATTGCCACTTAATGAACTATTTGTTGCTGTAGTAAAAACAATCTCTGCTCCTTCGTCGTCGCCGCCGTCACCACCTCCTCGAGGTAATGTTAACGTACCATCTGTGCCAAACTTCCAGACGCTCGGAGAACTTGTCACACCACTGATTGTGAATGTAGCATCACTTTCTCCACCTACTACAGTCATACTATCGCCCACAGTATATCCTGTGCCAGGAGTAACTATAGATACAGTACTGGCATACCCGCCTTCAAATCCGCTAACAGTTACTCGCAGTCCTGTACCAGTACCGCCTGTTGTGGCTAAGTTTTCAGAAGGTCCTGCGCCGTTCCAGCCACCATTGGGAGTGCTTACATTGTCAACGGCATTAGGGACGCCCACAACACCAGTGCCAATCACGACATTGCCTGCATTCTTTTCAATCTTGACATACTGGTCATCGTCACCCAGATATAGATCAACTGTTGCAACATTGCCCGCGGTGATGTGTATATGATCGTCATCGAACATTGTTGGATATATTTTTACTGCCATATCTGGGTTATATTGTGGCTCAGCATATGGTGTTAGTAAAATACTATAGTCGTCCGCAGTTTCGCCTATGGTACCACCCAGTGGCAATATTACATTACCATTTGAATTAAAAGTCCAAGTTTTTGCGGATGCACCGTAGGATTGAATCTGCACATTACCGTCATTTGCAAGCCTAACATTGGCACCACCGTCTCCACCTAGTATAAGATGCCCAGCATCGGTAGTGACATGAACATCTGAACCACCAGTTAAGAATACATCTAAGTGTGACGAATCTTGGTCATCAGGTTGTAGATGTATGTTACCGGTACCGATGATAGTAAAATCATTGAATGTGACATTGCCTGTACTTGCACCGCCGCCACCACCACTTATGGTATTTGCTGTCAGTCCGGTCCATGATGTTGATCCATCACCAATTCTAATTTCATTGGTAACGATGTCATAACCCATTTCTCCGTCAGCTAGGACGGGATTGGTATTTTCCCAGTTCGCTGTTGTATCTCTACGTAGTTGTATTCTATTTGCCATTTTATGCTCCGCCGCCGTTTAATGTAAGTGTAAATTCGTTTGGATTAACGGTAGCTCCGCTACCAGAACCATCGTAACTTGGTGCAGTTGATCCATAACGTGATCCAGATCCGCCGCCGTCTGCCAGTCTTGGATTTGTTATATTAATTGGGAACACGCTGATTGCTGATCCACCGTCTAGGGCTATTTCTTGATCAATGTGCGCACCGTACTGTGTGGTACCATCTGGGAATTGTAGTCCACCGTTGTCTCTGAACTGCCATCGATGACCATTGCCTTCTACAGCGGTATAGATATTAACAGCATTTGTGGTTTCAATATTAAAATTATCTACATCACGAACTTCAAAGGTATTGTCTACTGTATCAACGACAGCTCCACCCGGGAATGTTAATAAACCATCTTCACCAAATGTCCACTTGCGTTCTGGAACGTACAAGTAGTTGTTGGTCATGTCCCAGTGCAACTGGTCGTAGCCTGCATCCAGAGTCTTGGTAGTTGCTGTCAATGCTGCTTCAGTAACATCATTTCTAAATGTAGCATTACCATCAATTTGAGTGACTATCGTATCAGCGGTAAGATTGTTTATAGTTTCTGACCATTCAGGGTCTATACCAACCTCGATTTCTTCTGCGTAGTACTGACCAAAGTTGCCAGTTAAACTACCATCAGTTGGATACTTGATAGTAAAGGCATTGGGTTGACCATTGTTCAGTTTCTCAGTGATACCAGCAATAACAACATGATCGCCTTGTACACTAATACCTGTGCTGCTTTGCCACCCTGTATTAAACGCTTCGTTTAGTCCCGAACCTTCATAGGCAGTGGAGCCAATCTTTCTTTGCCATGTTATGTTGCCATCGCCATCCATTTTAACTAATAAAAAGTCTTTGTGCGAATCACCACCATTACTAATGTAAACTTCGCCAACCACGTAAATGAATCCATCTGTGTCAAAGGTCATTCCCAGTAGGTATACTGATCCGTCGTCGAATCGACTGATCCAGCTGTAATCCGACAAGTTGCTGGTTAATTTACCCACTAGACCATAGGACCCTTCACTGGGTTCATTCATTATGACATACAAGGCGTTATGGTAACTGCTTTTCACTACAGCTTCGCCGTATACGGAGGTACTAGGACGTGAACTTGTTAAATGATAGGTTCGTGTTGTGCCACCCGGAATGTGCTCAGTAAGTATCGGCCACTCATCTCCATAGTCATCATTGCGATACGTACCAATTGCTATTACACTATTATTAGCAGTGCCACTACATGCACTCTTGAAGAAGTTAGTGTATGAGCTGGTATTATTGATATCAATGTCAGGGGGCGAAATAGTAATTGCCGAATTTGCTGTATGAGTGTCAAGATTAACAGTTGCTATAAACGGTGTACTGGTGTAAGTGCTGTAACCAAGTCTTGCTCCCACAACACGTACATTACTGCCTGTTGCGACTTCTAGGTCTGCAATTCTAACATTGGCCAGTTGTACTGGTGCTCTCGCGTTACCAAAGCCACTGACCAAGTTGCCATCAGTGTCCATAGTGCCAACATAAGCATAACTATTAAGGCCAGCATATGGAGCATAACTGCTCCAGTAAATTGTTTCTTGATCTGCGGTACCTGCAGTTACAGGCAGGAATCGCATACTGGAGTTGTAGCTGCCGCAGTCTATACCATTTTGATCTGTCCAGGTACGACTCCAATCAAGCACACCCTCGGTGTTGTATTTTAGGAATAAGTTATGGCCCTCGTAATTATTATTACCATCGTAATCCACAGTACTACCAAGTACATAAATGTTTCCGCCTGCGTCATGAACCACGCTGCCAACTACTGTAGCGTTAGCACCAGTTGATGTGTTAATGTCACCGTAGACGCTGTACCACTCGGTTGTTGGACGATTGATAGTTAGCTCAACACCTACCGCGGTATCGGCAATGGTGCTCAACTGTGATAATGTTACATCGCCTGTTCCACCTGTGCCACCTAGCACACTGGCACCGTTGCTGTCTAAGATGTCACCGCCTGGTGGTAGTGTTAGGTCACCGTCGCCTCGGAATGTCCAATTGTGAGTGATTACGCTGTTGTTATTGGTGCGGTCAAATCCTCTAATAGTTAGACCACTTTGATAGTTATTTAACCAGTTCGTTCTAATCTGTGCTCGTTCTGCGTTACTATTGCCAGAATCAGAATACGCACGAATAAGTTCTTGATCTGAATCAATCGCCATATTAATCCAGCGCATACTGGTTGTGCCATTGTCACAGTCTTGTACGAATCTACCACCATCACCAACGGAGCCTGCTATAATATCGTCAGGAGCGACTAAGACGCCATTTGCGCCAAAGATCCAAGGATCTGCCCAGTCGGTACTGATCTGCACTGAACTATTGGCTGCAAACGAATTAATTGTTAATGCATCGCCAAGTTCGGCATTTGCATTGTTGGGTATATTGATAAAAGCAGAACCTTCGCCATTGGGATTGATGGTTATGTTGTATCCACCATTACCGTCGGCATCGTCTGTTGTAGTAAGATAAGCATAACCGCCACCGGCATCAATCTTGAACTTGCCAAGATTTGCTGGACCGCTGCTGCCCAATACGCTGGCGCCTGTACTATCAACAATGTCGCCACCTGCTGGTAGTTGTAGGTTACCGTCGTTGGTAAAGTTCCAGGTATGTGCATCTGTGCTGTAACTTGTACCTACATGTGCTCCGCTGGAATCAACCCAGACCCAAGATTCTTCTCTATGATCAGCATCTGGACCAATTGTGATACCAGTATAGTTTAGTTCGCCAGTGCCAAACGCACCACGCATGGTACTACCGTTAATAATGCTTTGATCAGGAAGTACAACAACACCATTGGTATCTACTTCTAATCTGTAGTGTACGTTTGCATCAGTTGAGTTTGTGCTGTAGAGCTTACTGGTGACAATCTTGTTAGAAGCTGTTAAAGCAAATCCTTCGCCAAAATCTGCAATAGACAATCCGGCAGCATCTGTTAGGAACGCTAGGTCCATCCACGCCGTAATTCCGTCACCAATTTTAATTTTATTTTGTGTTAAATCAACGCCTGGTTCGCCAAGTGCTAGAACTGGGTTTAGTGCTTCCCAATTGGTTGTATCGTCTCTACGTAGTTTAATTCTTGTTGTCATGTTGTTTTCCTAGTATACTTCAATTCTGAAATTCAGTACCGTTAGCCCAGCCACCATCCAGATCGTCGGCTATTACTTCATTGTACTCAAAAGCAGCATCGGCGCCTTCATAGTAAAAGTCAGCTGTTCCTTGTCTTACAGCAATTTCCGCATTCCAGCGATTACCCAGCCATGTATAGGTGACGCCGTTATTAGCAACATACTGCTGATATAACGTGGGATTTAATGGCAGATCAAGTAGCATTTCGTGTCCTTATTTTGTATTTATTCAATATCTCGTAATCTATCAAGCTGGAAAATCTGTACTTGTGGCTACCCCGTTATTGGTAATAGTGTGTCGACCAGTGAGATCTACCAATTCACCGCTGACTGCTAACACAGTGTCAGCATCAACTTCTAATGCAGTTGTTGGTGTAAATGCAGCCGAGTAGCGGGCCACAGTACTGATTTTAATATTGGCCAGTTCCCCGTAGAAACGTTGCGTAAAAGGTGTAGTTGCCCCGCCATCGGGAGTTCTACAACCAATGATTACGTTGTCAGTGCCATTGGACATAGTGGTAGATGAGCTATAACTATCACCATTCATTGCAACTGGTTGCCCATTGATATAGGCGTTCACTCCAGTAATACTATAGACCAAAGCTATGTGATTCCATACTCCGCGTGTTGGCTCGGACATATTGTAAAGATTGTTCCATATGCCTATTATCCCGGCA